TTTTTTTCCATCAAGATTACAAATTTCTTAGCATCGCCAAACTTATCACAGCCAAAACAATACCATGTATTATTGTTTAAGTCAATAGAGAGTGATGGATTAGCATCATTATGAAATGGACAAATAATTTTTTGAACAGCCGCAGAGGAATATGGTAGTAAATTATAATATCTTAATACCTTAGCTAACTCATTGGCCATTATACTTACTAGCTCTTCTTTACTGTTACTCTATACTGCGGTTCCATTTTATTTACAATGCTACATCTCTTTACTTCATCTGCCTCAATAAAACCTAAATCTATAAGTTTATCAATAGATGGTTCTACAACATATTCTTCATATGTTAAAAATCTTTTGAGCTCTTTAAATTCTATACCACTTTCTTTTAAAAACTCAAATAAACCATTCCAATCTGCAACTTGATATTTTTTCTTTATTACAGATTTTCTATACTTTTTGGGTAACATGTTTTTTAACTTATTTATATCCCATGCCACCTTTGTTACTATCACCCTTGTTATCGAGACACATTCTGTACCATCTAAACTATCAAGCGGGATATATACATGCTTCCCATCATCAGATAAAGTATCAAAACATTCATCCATTGTATTTGATAATCTTGACTTAATACTATTCATTTCAGATTGTAATGAATCTAACGTATGTTTATGTTCATAATATTCTCTAGCTATACCTGCAACATACGTTAAGTAGTTTTTATACTTTTTATCTGTCTTTGTTGACATAATATTTATCCTTTACTATTCTTGACTTTGCTAAATAATTCGTAAACTCCTCTAGGCCATCTACTAGAAGTTTTAACCCAGATAATATCATCATAATCTACAACATAAATTCTACCATATGCTGTCTCCAACTTAAGCTTTCTTCTTGCAGATGAACGATTAATAATTTTAGCAGACTTAACCTTATCGCCAACTCTAAATGCTACAATAGTTCCAACCTCTGCATTTTCAATATACTCTAAGTGTTTATTTGCCTGCTCAGTTTCATTAACAACATCTGTTTCTTCAAACTCATCAATAGTATCTAAATCTGACTCTTTTTCACATTCAGTCTTAAGTGCTGCAATTTCTTCATCCGTACCAAACACTTCAACATCATCTACAGCACCTTCTTCACTACAAACTTTAATGACCTCTTCGATAAGCTCTGCCTTTTTAAAACTTCTTATCTTTTTAACTCCTACAGATGATGCATACTTTCTAAGGTTTTCCACATTCATTTCATTAAGATTTTCTCTTGTCACTAGCATTCTATGCTACCTCCACATTTTATTTTTGTTAATATATGAGTTAATTAGAAACTTTCCTCTACTGAGGGATTTGTGTGATTAATCATCATACAAATAAATTATATCATAAAAAATATAATCCGTCAATAGAATGTTAAAAATATTTTTTTATAACGTAAATCGCGCGTATATTAAAATAAGAAGGAATCATTAATTTACTATTGGTAGTTTCTTTACCTCTTCCATCAATCGCTCGCATGTGCCGTTTCCACCACGTTCTTTATATGGCGTATAAAGGTACTTTACTAAATCTTCATACTCGTCTTTTGTTATACTTCCTTTAGCTATATATTTTTCACACAACGTACATATTGAACGATATGCTAAGCCTAATAATAACCTATCATTAACATCCTTTTTGTCTTTTTTATTTTGCCATACTGTTATAATAAATTGCCAAAATCCTGTACTAGCAAATATTGCCAACAATAGGGTAATAACTAAATTTTGTTCTTCCATTTATTTTAAACCCCCATTTTCGTGAAGTCAATATCATGCTTTATTTTTTTATTATATTTTTTTATAAGCAACTCTTGTTCTGACATCATTAATATAACATCATAGTCTGTAGCTTTATCTTTCATCATATTTTCATTTATTGCTTTTATTTCATCTTCTACATCAGATATTAATGCTTGTAACAAAGCACCAAACGTCACATCAACTTTACAAACATCAATATAAACCTCTTTTAAAACTTCTAATGTGTCGCTCTCCCACTCAAGCCATTTTGTTAAACCGGTTTTTACACCACTTCTTATGTTAGAGACCTCTACATCTGATTTTGTAAATTTATACCAAGATGATGGTATTATATCTGTATCTGTATTTGGTTTTATACTCATTAATTTATTATATTTATTTATATAATATTCTAATACAGAATTATATGAATTTAACTCACTTAAATAGTGATACTTATGACATGTACTATAACCATTTAAACCTAAGAAATTATAGTATAGCATCATCTGCTCATGGAACATTACTCCATCTAAAATTCTTGTTATCGCTTTTTCATACTGCCCTTCCATATATTTACCTCAAATATTAAATCAGCGGGACTTGCGTCCCGCCTTTATAACGTTTAACTATTAAGCAACCTTATCTACTGTAATATTTACATTTGTAAATGTAACGGCAGCAGAATTTAAAACCTGAATTGTTACCGGAGAAGAACAAACATTGCACTGACAATTATTTTTATCTACCTGAATAAAGGTCTCAAATGCAATATTTGTTCCAGTAGACTGAGCATAAGGAAGAGGTGTACCGTTCTTAGATACTTGTACCGTTGTTGCAGCAGAAGCTGTTCCATCTACTGTAACTCTATAAACACCACATTTATTCAACTCAACAGTTCCCACACCAGATAATGATTCTGCACAGCCTTTGTCAATTGCAACATTATTAAATGGAATGATACCATCAGCAGCAACTTCTGCATTTAAACTATAAGCTTGGAGCATATTTAATACCTCCTTACTTAATTAACCACACTGTTGGCAACCACACGGGAAATTACCAGCACTAAATGTCCATGCATTCGGATAGCGTACTACACCTGCCATAGCCTGCTGCATCTGAACATTCTGCAGCTGGTCTCTAAGTTCCTGAATAGTATTTCCATCCATCTTTGCAGTAAGCCTCTGCTCAAGTCCCGCAAGCTGCATAGACGTCTCATACTTATTCTGAGCAATCTGTGCACTAAGACCAGCACCCTGTTCTGCAATCAACATCTTTGTTGAACAGCAACATTCATTCTGATTACCGAGAATATTCTGCTCCATTGTCTTTACATCAGCAATCTGCTGACCAAGGGCCACCTGTACATCTTTCATGACATTGATATTGTCATACTTTGCCTGCTGTGTAGCTGCAACGGCCTGAGCTGTACCACCAGTAACAGCATTCATAAGGTCACGATTCTGGTCCTGAAGGTCATTAAAATTAAAACCATTCTGGACAAAGTCCTGTGTAGCATACTGAGGTCTATATCCACCACCATACAGACCACCACCATTGCCAAGGCCACCAAGAAGAAGCAGAGCAAAAATCCAGAAGAAAGCATTATTTCCACCCATACCATCATTAGACATTGCCATTACATCAGCCGGTGAAAGAGAACCACCATCAGTCATTTAGTTACCTCCTTTTCTAATAAAAATAATTTGTGATACGTTAACGAGTTACAAGTCTGGCCGGACTTTATTTTAGCATACCAAGAATCTGATTAGGGTCGACGCCCAATCTTTGCGCTTCACTATAAAAAGCACGCTTTGGGTCACCGCCGTTTTGATTAATCAAATTCATGGCATTAGCTACATTAGGATTTTGTGATGCTAACTGCTTAAGCATTGCACTTGGATTTCTAGCTGCTTTAATTGTATTAATTATACCAAGCATATTATTTTGTTGATTGCTGCTGGTTATTCCTGTTCCTCTGTTGCTTCTTGTCCCCATTACTGCTAAAATTGGATTCATTTACATTACCTCCATTTTGTAACTGTATAACAGTTTCTTCTAATTTACCAAGTCTATCTAATATTTCATTCATATTAACAGGTGGCTGCTCTACATGCGGAGTAACATCAAATGGCGTTGCTGTTTTATAACCTGCACCATCAGTCTCTACATACCATACAATATTTGCAGTTTCATCGAGAAGTAAAACAGAACTATTAGGACCCATATGAAATGCATCGACACCTGGTTTTCCCTTTACTTTGATTACCTCATATTTTGGCATCATACTTTGATTTGGCATTTGTGCATATGGATAATTATTGTACATGCCATTCATATTTTGCGGATAGTTGTACATATTATGCCTCCATAACTATAAAATTCTGGTCAGCCCAGCATTTTGGACCCCATCCATCTTTTCCACCTAAATCAACACCATTTTTCAGTCTATCTTCGATATAACAAGCAATAGCATACATAGTATTTGAAGTCTCATAATCATTACCAGTATGACCATCAAGTTTTAACTGTTTTCCATCTCGACCTTTATATCCTCTTGCTCTGAGAATTTCCTGTACAAGAAGAACGTCACCACCTTCCATTGCCACGCCATTTACAATTTCAATAGTTCTCAACTTATATGTTACAGCCATGTTATCCTCCACTAATACAAAATTATCAATATGCTCACCTTTTGCTTTTACAACATTTTTACCATCAGTTAAAACAATAACAGTGTGGGCCTTTACTTTTGTTACAAGAATATCCCCTCTTCTTAAATAATCTGGATTTCTGCCAGCCGGAGTTGTTGCATTTATAAATTTGCCGGTGTCCATGATGACATCATATTCATCTGTGGTACAAAAATCTCCAACAAAAATACCGGCATATGCTAAACATAATCTAACAAGTGCAGAACAATCAGTTTCTACTTTTGCATTAATAAGCGCCGGGTCATAATTTCCACCATTGTTATATTTACACCAATCATATGCTGTAAATCTTTCATTTTGGTCATACCCAATATTATTATTCTTACAAGCGTGCTCCATCGCTGTTGCAATATCCTCAGCAACTTTAGAACTCTTTGCTCTAATAACATACCAACCTTTAGAGTGTAGATACCACTCTTGAGTGGCAACTTCTCTCCCAGTCTGGTCACCTGCTTTTCCCCATGTTGCATGTCCATTTTCATCAATTCTTGCTGAACCAATCATTACCATTTCAATCACCCACTTTCACTAATACAAAATTATCATTGTATTCAATATTTGATTTTGGCTTATGAATATACCCAAATGGGTCAGCTTTAATATCTGGAAAACAATAGAACGTATAAATTGAACCATATTTGTTTGTTATTACAGTCACATCTTTAATATACTTACTTCTATCTCTTTTATTAAACGGCTTCCCATAATTTGATACTGAAACAATATCAGAAAAACAATCATGCTCATCGACATATTGTGGCAATGTTCTATTGGCAAACACCAAAACATCCCTTATTGCATCAATTTGTTCCTTTGTTGCATTTCCATTATCCATATAATAACTAGCATTTGAAAACCAACCAGAATAACGCATGAATGAATAAATATCATTTCCAAACATTTTTGGATAATATGTACTCGTCTCTAGTATATTTGCTGCAAGTGACGCTTCAGCTTTAATACCTTTTAATGTACCTTGTTCCTGTACACATAACCTAGTTATTTTTATCAATTTATCTTCTAATAAATTATATTTTTTAACCATTTGTACTTTTCCTATAATATAATAAATGGACGTTTAATTCACTTGCTATCCTCGTTGTGCATTGACTTCTGTATATCGTCGTGTATCCACTTTCGCATCATTTCAACACCTTTGCCAATTTCCATATCAATATCTTTTTCAACTTTATGCTGGACGATTCCCAAAACTGCATTTACAACCATATTAACAATCAAAATAATGGCTAAAGTTTTCATTTGAACACCTCGTTTATTGTACTTACGAACCCGCTACATAATTGTATTTATTGTCAAGGTATGTGAGCCGGTTTTCAATCCACGTTTTTGATATTTCGTTGTTGTTCCGCTTGTCATCAGCCCACACTTCTCGGTCTTTCGCAATGTTCTGCCATCCCCATATAGATTGAAAGCCGTGGAACAGATTATATATACTCTCTGCATCTGCTCCGTTTTGCCGCATCGTAGCATACATATCTGCTATATCATCCGAATACAAAGACACAATCTGCTGCCAGAATTCACACCTCGTGTACTGTTGGCATTGCGTAATATCATAAATAGCCGATAGTGTATAACCGTCATTGCCTCCAAGTCCAAATATAAGGTCCATGTCATACCACGTATGATACCAGATTGTGCCATCCCATGTTACAAGCGTCCAGTTATTGATAAGCGAATCAACCGCCAGCATAATGTCGGCAAGCGTCCAGTATGCTATAAGTGTCTGCACATCAAAATGTGCCTCTATGACCGCTTTTGTTAGATGAGTATAATCGCTCATGATGCTATGGAATGATACAAAAGCAGCCCGCATAGCCTCTGTTTCATCTACATCACCGCGATACTCCCATTTGCTTTCATCATCCCAGTCAATCAATGTATCTCCGCATCGGTACGCCATATTTGTGCAAGCCTCTTCTTTCGAATCGCTGAAATTATATGTTTTGCCATCCTGTGGAAGGTTGACCGTGTGACATCCGACATAAGCGCCATTAAAATAAAGGATTGCTGGAAACGATTCAATATATCCTTTTGCTCCTTGTGGCAGGTTTTTTCCCATCATACGATATGTGAATATCGCGCCGCATGAATTTCTTACCATTGAATAGTCAAATTCGTTTGCTTTCAAATGTATTTTCGATATAGGCATCCAAGAATTGAATCTGAATTTCTGCTTTATATCGTATGTTTCATCCGTATAGAACGTGATATTCAGATTCTTTTTTGCATACCCAAGAGAGCCGCTTCCTTGTAATTTAAATTTAATCGGAATATCTTTCATTTTTGCCTTGCCATCAACAAAAGTAAAAGTTCCCTTGTAATTAGTATCTTTTACCATCTGATTGTATACCGTATTTGAAGTGATAAATATTTTAGGCAAATCGCCTGTAATAATCACATCGCTATCTGATACAATAGATTGACCATTAATATCATACGCTCCCATTTATAAAAGCGCCTCCCTTCGTTATGTGCTCAGCCCAAGGATACTGTTGATTTCGCTGTCGCTTAATGCTTCATTGTAAATGCGATATAAATCAATAATTCCATCCCAAGGACGTATTTGATTGCCATGATTCATTCCGATATAATATGTTGACGGCCATGTATTCGTTTTTGCGGTAAGTGTACGGCTGTCTTCATATTCCAAAACGCCATCTACATATATTTTGTGTGTGATAGATTTATTATTATTTCGCATAATATAAATAACAGTATGTTGCGTGCTCGCTGAGAAAGAATTAGATGTTTGTCCTCCAGACCCGTTATTCCCTGTACCGCCATTAAATTGATTCGTATAAATAACGTTTGTATTATTATCAACCAGAGCGGCTTGTACTCTTGCACCAACAACACTCCCCGTGGTCGACTGAGAATCAAGAAGAAATGCACCTGCTTCTGCCGGATTCCATGTCGCCTTTGCTAAGAATGTAAAGTTTTCGTCCATTGTGTAAGCATGTTTATTAGTGTCGATACTCAATACCGATATATCTGTATTGTGCGGAATTTCGTATACAATCCTCTCATCTGGAGCCATTCCTATGATTTGATTTATTTCTGCATCAGTTAACGCTTCATTGTAAATACGATAAATATTAACAACACCATCCCACGGTCTCTCTACGTTACTGTGAGTTTTTCCAATGTAATATGTTGCTGGGTATTCATTTTGCTTTAGAGTCAGCACCTTTGAATCTTCGTAAGCTAAAGAATCGTCAACATATGTTTTTATTGTGATTGTTTTGTTATCATTCCGCATCACAAAGATTAGATTATGAAGCTCATTAGCGGTGAAATTAGGTGTTTTAGACCCTGCTCCATTGTATCCTATGCCACCATCAAACTGATTTGTAAATGTCACATATCCATCAGCAACATTGGCTTGTATTCTAACACCGACAACTTCACCAGTTACAGATGTTGAATCCAACAAGAACATTGCCTCTGTTGATGGTAACCTGGATACTTTTATTATTATCGTAAAGTCTTCATTCAGAGTAAATGCATGTTGTCTAGTATCTACAATCATAGATGCTAGATTGGTATTTTGAACGAGTTCATAGACAATTCTTTCATCAGGTTCGCCGTCGGGGAATAGAGCGTTACTCAAGGTATCGTAATAGTCCTGCCCATGCTCATCCACCCATAAAGCATGGCGGAAGCAAGCAAGCAACGCCACTTTTACATTGTCAGTTAGTCCACTTCCACCTGAAATAACCCACGGGGTCCATTCTCCCCCAGTAAGTCCAGATTTAGACCTTACCCATATCTCTGAGTTTATCCTTCCAGCTTTATATGTATATGTCAATCTTTGGAATATACGACCTCTATCTTCATAATTTTCTTCCCATACTTCCAAAATACCGTGCTCACCGTCCTGAGTAGGTTTATTAAGATATGTAGAAGCAGCATAAAGCGTATACACCCCCGAAGTTATGACACTATCTAAATCCGTATTATCATCAAGTCTCGGCGGAGCTATTAAGGCATCTAAATCAGCTCTAAGAAGCATTAACTTACTGTTCAAATCCTCGGTTGCGCTAACCCACGGTGTCCATGCTGACGTAACTGGGCTATATGTTCTAACCCATATTTCAATGTAGGTTCTTCCCACCTTGTAAGTATACGTCAGCCTTTGAAAAGTTCTGCCAGTATTGTCCCCGAAATCCTCATGCAATACCTCTAAAATCCCATGCTCACTATCAGCAGTAGGTTTGTTAATATATGAGGAAGTAGCATAAAGCGTATATACGCCGGGAGTTAATACGGTGTCTAAGTCAGTACCATCTGCCAACCTTTGTGGTTTGTTTAATGCACCTAAATCAGCCTGTAGTATACTAATGGCACCGGCTACAACCTTATTTTGAACTGGATTTTCTGACTCGTCCGAAAATTCATCATCTACAGCTATTTCAACATTGTCTAATAAAGTGTCTACCTGTGCTTTTGTATAAACATCGGCTTTATTTGCCTTACGGGTATTAAGTGTGGCAATGTCTGCATCTATTCTTGCCTTTAGATTTTGATATGTATTATTATCTAAGCTACTAATTCTAGCGTCTACGACTTCTGCAAGGCTAGGGTCACCATTTGGCGTTATTAAATTATTTACCCTAGCTGTTAGCGCTTGTATCTGTGTAATAAAATCATTTACATACTCAATAGGCGTCTCAGTATCTTGAACAACACCTGCACGTATTGGGTTTTTCTCAACCTGAATGATAAAATTAGATGCTCCAAGTCTGCCTCCACTTCCATCATTCAAAACAATTTCTGCAACAATTATACCATCCACACTCGTTATATCGCTAGACAGTTGAAATACAACACTCTCTCTATTTTGCGATATTGTACATGATTTTGAAAATACTGCTCCATTTTGTTTAACACCAGAAACATATGCAGATATTCCACTAGGAATAACAAAAACAGAGCCATTATTATATAACTTTAAATTTACGGTTCTAAGTGTATCATCCTGAGAACACCTTAATCTTAATATGCCTCTATTATCTTGTGTTAATGACAAATAATATGTTTCAGTTATTAACGGCATTATCCTCTTTCACCTCCTCACTATTATTCGTAGAATTAAGAATCCTAATAGCGTTGCTATTTATCATTTGGTCTATAGCATCTTTTCTAAACTTAGAAAGAACACATTCAATTACCGTTGGCTGTAAATCAACAGGTATACCACTTTGCGTCATTTGCGAAACTGCATATTTATATATATTATTTTTACATAATTCAAACCAATATGATAACGGCATTTCTACTTCATTTTGGTTATTTAACATCTTACACTCTCCACGTTTTATTGTTTATTGTACAAAACACCACCATACAATTCAAGCGTATACCAACTAGATACAGAACCATCTGGATTTATAGCTTCAGGAATACATACTGTGCTTGCTGTACCACCATTATCTATTCTAACGCGCTTCCACTCTGTCCGCGATACATTTAGTACACCACCCCAAATTGATAACAAATCCTGACCTATATCTACTGGCGTATATTCAGTGTTTTCTGATTCAAATTTTAACGCAAACCCTCTGCTGGCCAACGTTTTAATTGTTAATGCATTTGCAACAGAACCTCTAGGATAATAACCAATTGTTGCAATTTTTGTTACACCTTCAAGGAAAGTTATTTGGGCAGCATTTAATGATACTTTATTACCACTAGTTGGGTGTTTACTATACAACTCAGTATTATTTATTCCACCTACCAAGTTTCCATTAGCATCATATACATTTATAGTTCCTTTTGTATTATTTGAACCGCCCACTGATATATTGCCTTCAATATCTGCACCGGTCGCTGTCATCTTACCACTTGTACTAACAGTAAATTTATTGGCAATATTTATACTACCAGATTTCATTGTTAACGCACCGGTCTCTAAATTCCAAGAGTTATTTCCTTGCACATCCTGAATTATACCGGCCCTAATAATACCTGCATTTAAAACACCGGTTGTTATCATGGACGCATTTATTTCACCGTCTTTTGTTAATGCCAATCCATACGTCCCATTATAACCATTATTTGAATGGCCAAGGCCACCAGCATTCCAACGCCAAACTTTTTGAGCAGTATTTATATTATCTGTATCATATAAATTAACAAGCTCTTCTGGGTTACCATCTGCATCTAAAATCCATTTAAAATGTCCGCCTTTAGAACCTGTAATTGTATCTGAAAGCTGTTGTGTTTTTTCATCAACTAACTGCTGTATACCTACCTTTGCTCTATTTATTTCATCTATAGTATCTTTCTTTGTATCGTTTACAATACGCATTATTGATGGTGGCATTGATGATAATGTACATGTATCTAGCTTATGATTTGCATATTCTACAAATTCAACAACCCTATGATTTACTCTTGTACCTCTATCGGGGTCTACTAATGTAACAACTTTATACAACCATATATCTTCATTAAAATTTATAACATTACATGTATACGAACGTTGTGGTTTAGATAATTCTGCAAGTTTATCTACAGCTGCATTATATAAGTTTATCGGTACAGTGTATCTTTCATCTACCCATGTTCCACATACTATTTTATCAGAATACTGAAAATTACTTACATATTCTTTTCCATCATTTACAGATTCTATTGTTACATATTCACCTGTAGATTCATCTTTCTTTCCATATGCATATAATCTTGTTATAAAGTTAGAACTATCACCATTAAAACCTAAATCTGTTAAATTTAGGTCTTTCATTATAAACTCACCAGAGGCTGTATATGATTCAGGGTTTATAACATATAATATCTTATTTATAACATCAAAATTAAATACAACCTCATATGCCGACGTTATCGCATCTAGCATATTATATGGTGTAGCTAACTTAAATGCTTGACCATCACTTTCTTCTACAGTTCTTCTTTGTGTTACATCAACGCCTGTACCATAATTAACCTGCCAACCAGTTGGTAGTATATCTGTCATTATATTAACTATGGTTTGATTTGTTTTTCTATAGTCTTTAAATATATCTACTTTAAAATCATCATAATCTAATTCACACTCTACAACAACAAAATCAGAATGTTCATCTATCTTTTTTACAATAAATCTATTATTAAAACCTTCTATTTTTACTTCTTCTGAAATTTTAGAATAGAGCGGATTATTTCTCTGTATCTCAAAGTTTAATGTATCTGCACCATTATATTTATGTACTCTATAGGCATCGGCATCCTCTATTGGTAGCGGTATAGCTTTCTCTTGCCCATCGACTGTATCATATAACCTAAGTATAACCATTATCTAACCTCCATATTTAAACTATAAAAGTTGGATAAAAACTAATAGATGCAGATTTTATTTGGCCTGCAGTTTGTTGTATAAACTCTAAACTATTTTCACCTGGTTTAACAATTGGAAAATCTACCAAATCAGTATTTAAAAACACATTAACTGGTGAATTAAAGTTACTATTACCAGACATATATACAACACCATCAAGTCCACCTATTTTATAATAATAGTTGCTAGTTGATAAATCTGTAAAATTTATTTCACTTATTCTGTTTGTCTTTGTCAAACAATTTATTGTAAATGTATTTCCACCTGAAAATCTAACAACAATATCTAACCCAGAATTTATTATACCACTGTTTTCAAAAGTTATTATTACATCTTTTGCAGATGAAAATGAATTACTACCAAAGTCATACTTTACAATAGGTAGTCTTTTTATAGCGCTTGCTGTTATTGTAACAAAATAATAAAAATCAACCTGTGTATATTCACATTTATAATCATCTATAACACATACATATTCGAAATCAGATTCATCTAGCTTTATAACAACAACGTTATCTATAAACTCTTGCACTAACTTATTTGTATTAAGCTGTGACTGCATATGTGTATGGCCACCTACATAAAATGTTAATTCTAACAAACCATTACCAATGCCAAATGTGTTTATATTATACCTATGCTTTCCAAGGCTCTTATATATATTTTTATCAAATGAAGGTGGCGTTGACCTTACGGCTATCAAATCTGCATCAAACTCATCATATGCATTTTTACCATTTATAATAACATTCTGGCCTAACTGTCTATCTTTAAATAAAAAGTTTTTATCATAACCATAATCATAAATCTCTTTATATGTCGGCATTGGTATTATTTCTTTAACCATACTAAATTAAACCCCCTTAGCTTGAATCCTTGAAACTACTGGAGCTATCTTTCTGCCTACCCTTTCATTATCAAGATAAACATCTCCATCTTCCATTTCTACATTAAAGTTATTAACTATCTGTACTGTTCTAAGTACATCTAAAAACGTCTGCGATAACTTGTAATAATCTATAACATCTGTATTATTGTTCCCATATATAGAATTTACACCATACGTTGACATAAAATCTTCACTTCTTTTTGAAACAGCCGCAGACATTGTACTTTCAAGTGCTTTATTTGTAGACACAAAGCCTTCATTTAGTGTACCTAGTACAAATGATATTATATCTATTGCAGATACAAATGCATAAACCATTGCTGAACAATATGAGTTTATATCTCTGGAAATTACAGATGTAGATGACGCAACTGCACTTCTTATCATGTCTATAAGGCTTGTGGCGCCAACTACAATTTCTGTACCTGCTTCGCCACCTGCCAAAAATCTACCAGATTTACTATCCCATCCAAATATTGTTGGACTATCCATAACAATACCATTATGCATTGCCTTTTTATACCAATCTATTGATAACAGTGTTGGGTCAGGTATTGTACCTAAAACAGGTACGTCAATATAACCACCGACATTTATATGTGGTAATTTTAATTCTGGTAAATGCCACTCAAAATCAAACAGATTTTTTATTGTCTCGCCAAATCCTTCAAGCCATCGCTTTCCATCTTCTACCAAATCTCTAATTGTTCTTTTAAAGCCCTCTACATCACCTGTAAATTTATCTTTAAAGTCCTTAATTGTAGACTTCACATTATTTATAACGGCCTTTATTTTATCAGCTATCTTTAACATAAAGTTTGTTATACCCTGCCACATCGCTGCTAAATCATCTTTTAATTGTGATTTCATTATCGCTAAAGAGTGTCTTACATTTTCTTTTAATCCTGCTATAAATTCTTTTATACCATTTATACCTGCTTTTATTTTATCTGCAATAAAATTCATTAATGCAGGCACACCCTCTTTAACAAAATTTATTATACCTGTGACTATATCTATTATACCTTGTATTACAAACTTTATAAAATCTAATACCGCAGTTAAAACTTCATTTATACTTGTTCCGAGCCAACCTAAAAATACATCTATTACATTTAGTATTGTCTCTATTGCTATCTTTATAAAATCAACAATATATGTAAATACTGCCTCAAATATTTCACCGACACCTTTTAATGCTAAATCCCAATCGCCTGTGAATACTCCTACAAATACATCAACAATACCAAGTATAACATCTAATATAGCTTTAAACGCTGCAGCTAATACTTCAAATGCACCTATGAATACTGGACCTAATAACTCGCACAGACCAAACCAAATTATCTTAATAAAATCAACTATATTTGATATAGCCTCTTTTATGCCATCCATTCTCGACATTAACTCTTCTATAAACGTCATAAACGTTTGCTTTACCTGTTCCCATATAGCTATAACATTATTTCTAAACTCTTCATTTGTTTTCCATAACGTTATAAACGCACCGACCAATATAGCAATTGCAGCTATAAATAAATTTGCCGGTGTTAATACAGCAGTTATAGCAGATTGTAATGACGTCATAAATCCTGTTGCCAAACTTTTAATTAAAGCCAATGGCGATGAAAATGATGTTAATGTTGTTATAAATCCTTTAACAAGTGATGAAATCCAAGTAAAAGGATTAAATGCAGATACAATGCTACCTATTGCAGAAATTATAGCTGGAAAATTTAATGCACCTACGGCTGTTGTCACAACACCTACACCAGATGCTAACATTGATATTAAACCAATTAACTTTCCAACAATAAACATAACTGGGCCTATCGCTGCCGCGATTCCTAAAAATTTAACAATATTCTTTTGCTGGGCTGGAGCCATATTATTAAATGTAACTAACATATCTTTTATTGACTTTACAAAACCGCGTAACACTCCATTTACCATATCTGATAAAATTACCTTCGTTGTACCAAACGCAGATGTTAACAACGTCCAATCGCCCTGCAGATTATCCATCATTATGCCGGCTTGTCCAGCAGATGCACCTAATATCTCAAAACTAGAATCATTATATACTGCATCACCAAACGTGTTTAATGCATCCTGAATTGTATATATTTTTCCATTATACCTAACATATGCCTCACTAGCATTATCTACAGCATATGCCAACTGGTCAAAATTTTCATCAGTTGCTTCAATCATTGCCATTATACCTGGTAATGCTCTTACACCAAATACCTGAGCTACTGTATTCAACTTCTCAAAATCATTAGTTGGTAAACTATGACCATACTCTTCTAATATCTGTTCACCATCTTTTAGGTTTCCATCTACATCATAAAGAGCAACATCTAAATCACCAAATGTACCTCTTAAATCATAAATTATATCTCTTAACCCTCTGGTCTTTCCATTGGCATCAAATAATGACACACCATACTTATCCATTAATTCAGCACTTGCTTCTGTTGGTTTTGTCATTTGTACAAGTGCCTGTCTTAAGCCTGTACCGGCCTGAGTTCCTTTTACACCAGCAGAAGCCATTAAGCCTAATGCTAATGTAACATCTTGAATTGAATATCCATATGAACCAGCAACCGGTGCTACATACTTAAAACTCTGACCTAATAAGTCTACATTTGTATTAGAATTGGCTGATGCAGCAGCCAACGCATCTGCAAACATTGTAGAATCTTTTGCCTCTAACTTAAACGCAGTCAAACCATCTGTTACAATATCAGATACCTGACCTAATTCTACACCAGATGCAGCAGCCAGGTCAAGAACGCCTCTTAAACCTTCCATTTCCTCTTGGGCATTCCAACCTGCTAGACCCATATAATAAAGTGCCTCTGCAGACTCTTCTGCTGTAAACTTTGTATCATTACCCATTTTAATTGCTGCTGCTCTAACAGCATTAAATGCGGTCTCAGAATCTGTTGCACCCCGGTCATAAGATACACCCATATTTTTAGCAGCATCTGCAACAGCATTCAAATCAACCTCTGTTGAATTTGTTATTGCTTTTACTTTTGACATTGCAGAGTCAAACTTTGCAGAAGCTCTTATTGATTCTGCACCTACAGCAACCAAAGGACCTGTTACAGTGGCTGTTAATACCTTACCTGTTGTAACAAGTCCTGTACTAACTTTATTAAGAACGCCAGACGCTCCACTTACTCTTCTTCCTAAAGTATCAACTTCTGCGGCAGCAGCATCAATACCTCTAGCAAATCCTGTTATATCAAGTTGTAAATAACCAACAGCAGTTCCTAAATTTATAGCCACTATAACACCTCCTTTCTATTATTTTGGCTTAACTATTTTTTACAAAACTATTGTTCTTATAGCCCATTGCTTCATACATTTGGGACGCCGAACTATAATGTGGTTTAACAACAGAATCTGATTTTACACTAAACTGTGGCTCTTCGCCATCTTTTATTCTGCTTTCTATGTACAAACACGCTTCATCAAAACAGTACGATGTATACTCATCTGAAATAGATAATATTTCACTAGGTCTACAATAAAACTGTTTAGCTATGCATATAACATTTATTATTTGCTCACTTTGGAAAAAACCTTTCTAGCGCTTTGATTCCCTCCTGCGTATATGAAAATATCGCCATCAGCTGCTCATCTGTAAGTTCAATACCATTATCATTAAGCTGCTTCATTGATGGTTCAACAAGAGCAGCAGAACAAACAATTTTAACAACATCATATACATCTTTAATAACAGTGCTATTTGTTCCAACCATTGCATTTGCACCTTTTGCAAAAATATCTGTAGCCTGTGACATAAGCGAATTAGGTATTTTACCGCTTGATGCAAGCGCCATTAAGGATGGTCTTTTTACTCTTGCAAAAAACGGTTTATCTGGAACAAATCCTGGTAACTCAATAATTACACCGTCCTTGTATGCTAAAATTTCTTCTATTGATGTTACCTTTGTTGTTGGAATTTTATCTGTATTTACAGATGTATTCTGTATAACCTCTCCAAACCTATTTCCATTATGTGCATACATATCTGCATACGTCATATCACCTTGATACATCTGGCCATTAGGCATATTATAACTCATACTTTTTCCTTCCTTTTTAATTTAAACACAACATCAACCATTAGGGCCTGCCATATTTGTTGTACCGGTAAGCGTCGGCAGTGAAGAAACATATACAATTGTATACGGCGCCTCTCCAGTATTTGGAGCAGAATTAATAGTATACTGCGGCGCTCTAAATGTTCCATCTTCTGAATTAAATGCTACAGGTACACCCTGACAATTTGGATACGTTGTCTTTTCATAACCTGTAATAATTCCGGCAGCGTTATAAATTGCACTATACGCATTTAACTTAAATACTTCACCCTTATCATCGGAACCAACAACAGGCGGCGTATAACCTGCTACACCATAATCTGTCGGGTTCTCTGACGACTGTGATTTTGTATCATCATTCCAATACAAAATAGTACCACCCTGCATAACTTTAACAAGCTCAGGATTAAATACGTTATCATGCAGCGTAATTTCATGCCCAGTAATAGTTGTCTGCTTTGGCTTTTGTGCTTTAAGCTTACCCTTGATAATAAGCTTAACGGCGTCCTCTTCTTCAGTCTGCGGTGATACCTCAATCTGATTAGCAGTATCAAAACCAAATTCATCAACAACTGTTTGAGTTGTCACCTCATTATTATCACCAGTTACCTCAACTGTACGTTCTACCTCGATTGTAACAAGATTAACGTCAATTGTAGGAATTTCATTTCTCGACCTTCTCGTTGACATATCTTATTCTCCCGTTATATATAATTTCTTATAATTCTCATATTCTATTGCAACATAGTGTGCTTTAACAGTATCATCATAAAATGATGGCATATCTTGTCCATAATACTGAATCATTGGATATAGTTCATACATTAACTTTTTTACCCTCTGAACCATGGGCTCCAATTTTGAATAACTATTTCTTGGCACATAGCATTGTATAGCGTACATATCTCTATTTGAGCTAAATGATACGTGTCTATATCCGCCATCATTTTTTACAACAACATATGGATATGTACAATCTCCAACTTTTTGACCAGGCCAAAAAACAGCAAAACCATTATTCTTCAAATGATTATATATATCTTGAGCCCTTGATTCAAGTGGTTTAAACGTAGTTGTATCTATTGGCATAAACACCTCTCACATTAAATATCTAATATAACCATTTAAATCTCTTGTTAAATCTGGCCCCTTTACCCTTATTGTTGGATTTATTATAGCATACCTGCCACCATAATAATACTCAAGATAAACACCATAATATACGCTATGTGATAGCTCTATTGTTGTAACATATCCCATTCTTGATTGTGTAGCCCTTGCTTTTAGACCTCTTCTGGCATTGCCAGTTCTATCACGCCATGGGGCATTTGATTTCATATAATCTTCGAACTCACCGGCCTTTATCCTACAATACTCTAACATAACCGGTGCATACTGAATTTGCGCCCTCTTTAACCTGGCCTTTATCTGGTTATCATTCTTGAACTCCACTCGAACTTCCATAATCTACCTCCTCAAAAGATATGTCGGTAGCTATATTCCATTCCATAACATCTCTTATTCCTGTTACTTTTGCCATGTGACCATTAAAATCAACATAATCACCGGCACTCAACAGACAATACTTTTCACCTAACTCATTTACATTATACAAATCTTGTGATAAACAAAATATTTGAGGCATTTTTTTATTTCTATAAACACCTGGCTCTTCTCCTGTGTTAAAAATATATGTATCAAACATGTGTGGAGTATGTTCGTGATATATTCCAACGATTGAAGCAACAGGTTTATACTCATCATCTATAGGTTCTCCAAACTCATTTTTTTCTTTCCTATAAAAATTATACCTCTTACCTATTCTGTTTATTTCTCTTTTTATTTTATAAAGCTCAAACTTTGTATTTAACGACATTATATCAACCTCCAGTTAATACACCTGTGTTAAATCTCTTATACCTAGATGCTAATCTTAAAAAGTATGAAGACGTATCTTGTGTACTTAAACCTGAAAGTGTTATTGAGGAGTCTTCTGACTTTAATATTAGCAATTCATAAATTGTAGCATTTATATCTCTATTGTTCTTTTCATAATAATAAAATATGTCTTCCATTGAAAAATATGGAGCCTGCTCTTCCCTTATTTCAATACTTATTCTACGTAGAATAGCATTATCAGAATTACTAATATCACTCATAAATTAATCCGCCTCTACCTCAGCCTTCTCTTTGCTATTGATATAATCTCTGATTCTATCCTTTGCATCATTTACAGACCTTGTACCATTAATATTTATACCCTTCTCATTTGCAAATCTCTTTACCTCTTCTTTTGTCCACTTTGAAATTGGTTTTTCAAGAAGATTTGTAATAAATTCGCTCTCTTTCTCTTCTGTATCAGCAGTATCAATTACACTTTCATTATTATCTGTAGCACTTTCTACATCACTATCTTTTACAACTCTAAACCCTGTTCTTTCATACATTGCAACAGCACCACTTGGTACTACAATTGTAGACAGACCATTTGAAAGTTTTACCATTTATTTTACCTCCAAATAAATAACAAATAGGCTGGCTAAAAATACCAGCCTATCAAATTAACATTAATAATTACGCAGTAGTGTCAATAATATAAATCTTATCAGCCTCTTCAAAAGACGGCAGACAAATCATAGAAACAATTGTTTCTACCTGTACTGGGTCAATCTTTTTAGCCGTAACAACAGCAACACCTGTATCAGTAATTGAAACGTTTGCAGCTGCACCAGACATCAAATCTGATTCTGCCGGCGTTGTTCCAAACCAAGTATTACCAAGCGTACCTTCCGGGAAAAGAACAAACGTATCTGCCGGCATAAACTGCGTAGCTGTACCTGTCTCGTCTTTATACTTCTTTGCATTTACATAAATCACAAGACCATCGCACATATCTGCGATATACTCTTTAAGCATACTGTCTGTGATATGACCAACTCTATCCCTTCTAGCATAGATGTCGTTAGCAATTCTCTCATTAGCTCTAAGATGACGCCACGTTGTATTATCGCACATTGCTCTCTTCGGCTTAACACCAGTTTCATCAAAGATTAGCTCCATACCATCATTAATATCTTTAATCGGGTCAGAACTAGCATGATTTGACCAAGATGTTCCAACCGTAACTTTATGATTATTAGGTACACCATAATCATATGTAAACGACTGACCATTATTAGCCATAGAAATAACACCAGTTGTAAGTGCCATCATTCTCATTCTCTCGCGAGACACTCTAGCACTTCTAAGCAGCTGTACTTCATCATCAAAAACTCTAGTCATTACAGACTCAATATATGCACGATTTCCGGTTTCAAGGACAATGTTAAGCTCCTGCCTAAGTTCTTCATCAATATACATTGATTCTTTGAAATACGGCATTTCAGCACTAAGCTTCTCAAAGCCAATTCTTCCTCTCGGAATAGCAGCTGCATCAAATGCACTTGTTTTAAGAACAATGGGAAGGCCCTTTGCACCCTTAAGCCACTTTAAATCAAGGCCTCTCTTTTTATTTGTAGGAAACAGCTCTTCGCAAGGATACGGAGCTTCATGCTGTGACAGCTCTGTCCAATATGCTACAATCTGAGCACTATCAAGCAAATCAAAAATTGTCATACCTATAACCTCCTAATTAAAATTATACCTTAAGAAATGTGACGGCACCACTATCAGAAAGTGCCTCGATAAGCGCAAGAACATCTGATTCTACTCTGTTCTTATTAACAAAACCCCAAATAAGGGCTGTTCCATTTGCAGCGCCCTCTGTAACATCAACATTATGAAGAAGAACAGCGTTTGCAACCTTAGAAGAACCTGAACCAGATGCTGCCGTTACAGCAGTATTGATACTATCAAGATTGATATTAATTGGTGTACCAGCCTTAGCAATCTTTCTTGTAACACCATTTGATGTAACGTTTACACCAATAGACTGTGGAACAATACACCCGACAGAATACTGAAACTCAACATTAGCAAGAATCTGTACAGGCGCACCATATGTATACTTTGTGACCTTATCTCTATTAAACATATAAACCTCCTAAATATTATGACCAAAAGCTACTTTTATTTGTACTTCCAATCCTTGCGGTAGCAAGGCGTTTTCCAAGGCCTTCTTTAATTGAACCTGAATCCTTTTTACCTTTACCACTTTCATTCTTAATAGATGAACCAGTTCCTCTCTTACCTACAGAACCTTCATCATCTTCTTTCTCTTCCTGCTTAAAGAAGGCTGCATACTTTGTTTTAATCTCTGTAATTGCAGTTTTTGCATCAGTTCCTGCATTCTGAGCAATCTTTGACATGGCCAATGTAACAATGTCATCAATATATTCTGCATTAGCACCGAGAAGCAGTGCTTCTGCTTTTACTTCTGCAACTCTAGCCCTCTGCTCTGCCTTCGCAGTATCTGCAACATACTTTGCTTTTTCTTCATTACTCTTCTGCTCTTCTGTCTTCTGACTCTCAACAAAAGCCTTAAACATAGCAATTACCTTTTCATCACCATCTTCGATGCCAAGCTTTTTATAAACATCTGATTTTGCTGCCTGCTGTTCGGCTTTCTTGATTGCATCTACCTGCTCTTGTGTAAACGACTTTACTGTAACAGCACCCTTATCTTCATTTTTGCCATTGTCTTCATTTTTAGCACCATTATCGCCATTTGTCTCACTTACAGTACCCTTTTCTTTACTTTCTTCTGCTCCCATTTTAATTCTCCTTCTTTTTATTTATATTTAAACATTAACAAACTGTAAACTCATCAATAACAAACATATAACCATCTTGTTTATCTTTTAGCTGTTTTCCAACATACGACCTAATCAACGCAAGTCGCAAATCATTTAGTTTCTTATCTAACTTTTTATATTTTGTACGTTGTGACTGCGGCACCTCTTTTCCTGACACACCTTTTCTTAAAATGGCTGTCATAACAGAGGTACATTCATTTTTATATTTATTTGTCTCAACATCATCAATTTGTACATAATGTCTGTGCTTACATGTTGGACAATCTATATATGTTATCCATAGCTGCTTACCACTTTCATCTGTACACTCTCTTTTGTAAATAAAATCTTTTCTCTCGTTTACATCTATTAATGTGTTACATTTACAACATTTAATTTTTACATTTAACAAATTAGACATATTGGCCTCCACATGCCTATCTTATATAATATCATAAAACAATAGATATGTCAATATATATTTTAAAAAATATACAAAATTAATACCAATACCTGGACATCCAGTTTCGATTATAAGAGGCGATATATATTTAGATATATAAATCAATAAGAATACCCTTATAATCAAAACTAGGATTACGTAGGATTTACAGTGCCATCTAAATCCAAGTCACTTATAAAAGATAATATACCTGGATTTAGATATGCATTACTAATCAAATCAATTATATTTTTATTACCATCTATAATAGGCTCTATCGTACACTCACCATTCGGGTGGTCTAATGGAATTGTCTCTGCTGAATAAACATTTCCGTCTCTATCTTGACATAACTGGCAGGGATGTCCACCGGCTGCATGCCATAAATATCCCTTAACTAATGGATTGTCTTTTGTGCAACCTATAATAGCCTGTTGATATGCGTGCTGTGTTAACGTCTTAGCTAACCGTTGCGCATTATAATCTACAACCCTATTATGTATTGGCGTTTTGCCATAAACATGCCATGGTAATCTTGCATTTGGATTTACATATTTCTCTAAATCTTTTGCTATTTCATACATTGATTTATTTTCTGCCAAGCCTTTTGCTACAACTGTATATATATCTTTCATTGTACTCTGCTCTAAATTCCAAATTCTATCACTAAGAGAGTACCCTTGATTATATATATTTCCTGTAATAATGTTTCTTATGACAGTATCTTTTACTGAATTAAACTTTAAATCTAATGAACCATTTGTAAAACCAAGACTATTCAGCCACCTATTGTTTACCCTTACAGTTATATCTGCTATATTACTAACATTTTGCCTAACTTTTTTATCGAGCTCACTAGATATATTTCTTGAGCCCTGTCTTAATTGATAATACAACTGAGCTAATTGTCTTTGCTTTTCAATATCGCCAATATCTCTCTTTGGCATAGAATTTGACATTGACCTAATTTCTCTGGCCCACTGATTGTATAACTTTCTTACTTCTCTCTTTTGCCTAATGGTTATTTCATCCCTTGCTATATTTGCATCTTTAAAATATAAAGTGGACATTTAAATCACCTGCTTTTTATTTTTCTTTTTATCCTCTTCATTAAGTAAAGAATTAGCAAACGATTCAGAAACACC